AAAGGAGATACTGTTTAATGTGTAAGAAAATCTATTCTCATCAATTAAAGCCATCGCCACCATTGTATCATGGATGCGGCCTTTAACTTCAATTTCTATTACACTTAACCATCCAATATCATATTGAGCATTATGAAAAACTTTTTCTATTGAATCATCTTCACATATGTCTCTGATGTATTTTATAACAGCCCCTCTATCCATATTTCCACCACCTTCGTGTGCAATTGGATAATAGGCTGTAAAATCACCACTTGATATTGAGATGCCTATGACTGATCCTATCTTTCGTGGCCAACCTGGTCCATCTTTAATAAGTCCTGGATCACATGTTTCTAAATCAATCGCCACAACCTTCCTTCCTTTCATGGAAGGAAATTCTGTGGGTGCCACCCAATTTGAATTAATTTCCTTAAAGGTATCCCTCATTATTTATTCTCTTTGTTAAGTTTCATGACATGTTGTCTGGTTATTTCCCCCATGATCTCACCACGTTCAAGTTTGAGTTCTCCTGCTATCGCCATATACGCAGCTCCGTCAACATAATCATCAATGTTGTGTTTACCGACCTGCGATCTGGACACTTTAAGTAGTCCAAGCATCATAGCCACTTCATCAGGTGTTATTGAAGCCATTGGCTTAAGTTTGTTATCAAGATATGTATTCCAGTAGTCAGCGATCTGCTCATGGTTCTTGAATGTATCACCGTGTGACTCCTGTCTGCTGTTGCTGACTAAATCAGCGGCCTTCATTAGTATTTCTTCTTTTTTCATATTATAAATCCTCCGTCTCTTTGTGGTTGTATTATATGTAGTTGGTTACGAGCACGTGTAGCGCCTACATAAAATACACGGCATTCATCATCAGAATTCTTTTCCATCGCTTCTTGAGCTTTCCTGGACAGATCAGTTAAAAGAATAACATTATCTGCTTCTCCACCTTTTGCTCCATGAATAGTACTTAAATTAATCCTAGGGTCTTTATCTAAGTTATGGCCTCTTACTTCTATGGCACGTAGAAATTCTTTATCACGATTTCCCACCTTGTCAAAAGCCACGTCCCACGGTCTTCCTCCTACAAGTAAGCCATGATGCATTACTAAATCTTCAAGCTCATATTTTTCTTTATTAGCGGTCCTAAGATGTTTGTGTCCCCTCTCAATTCCAATTTGGGATGATATGTAAGAATAAATGTTTTTAACATCAGATAATTCTACATATCCTCCACTGTTTAATTGTTTCCAAGCATCTGCGGCATTTAATAATTTTTGTGATATGGGTAGCTTATTATTTCTTTTGTAAAGCAGTCCTTGTAAACGAACATCTCTTTCAATTTCGTCTAATAAATAATTGGTACGACCTAGTATAAGCCAACTACCAGGTTCTTTTAAATTAACCCCCTCAGGAAAGGTGTGATACTTAACTAATCCATTTTTTTCTGTTCCTTCCCATTGTTTTTCTCTTCTATAATTAACTCTATTAATTATTCTATGAGATAAATTCTGAATAACCTTGGAACATCTATAGGATTGTTTTAAAACTTCTGTTTCTCCCTTAAGATTAATAAAATGATGTACGTCAGCACCAGCCCATGTATAAATAGCTTGATCATCATCACCACTCACATAAATCTTCTTGACAGGGTCCTGTGTAATCTTGTTAATCATACGCCATTGTAATTTACATAGATCCTGTGCTTCGTCCACAAACACTACATCTAGTCTAGGAACTATTCCAGACTCTAGATATAGTTCAATCATGTCCGTAAAATCAAATAGTTCTTTTTTCTTCTTAAATTCTTCCATAGATCTTTGTGCTCTTAATAAGGCATGCCAAGAAATGTCTTGTAGATTAGAATGATTATAATGATGTTCCAAATCCATACACTTCATTCTCGATAGATTAACCTCATTTATCAATATGTTATCTGTGGTAAATACTCCACCGGAGTCAACTCCATCAGTAACAGATCCTAAATCCATCCCGAATGCCTGCGCAAATTCTTTATAATTATCTCTTGACATCACTTCTGCTTTAGTCAGTCCCAGTTCATGGAATGCAAAGGAGTGTAATGTTCTGAAATATGGTAAGTGTTGCTCTTCCAAATTAAACTTCTTCATTGCCCGGTCCCTCGCTTCATGTGCCGCTTTCTTTGTAAAAGCTAAAAAAGCAATACGGTCGGGGGATGTGCCACGCGCCAGTTCCTGCTCAACAAGATTCAATAGGTTATGGGTCTTGCCCGTTCCAGGAGGACCCAGTATGATTTTAGTTTTTGGCATTTAAAATCCTTTTTGTTTCTATGCGGTGGCAATTGGCGCATAACACAATGCACTTTTTCCATTCCTCTTTCATCTTCTCAAATTGTTTATAGCTCGTTCTCCAATGAGACGCCACGGCGATAATTTTATTAGAAGGATTCGGATGATGATGGTCCAGAGCCTCTGGTTTACCTTTATATCCGCAATGAGCGCATCCGTGTTTCATTTTTTCTTCATTCATTAATTTGCTAATAAGATCATAGATTCTTTTTTTCTGTTTTTTACCGTTTTGCAGATGTTTTTCAAAACCTTCAGGGCTTCTCCAATCTTCACCATATGTTCCGTCTTTTTTTAATCTATCATATCTCATACTTACAAACCGATATCCATCTTCTCTAACCTCTCCAAATTTTCTATTAGAATGGGGCACTGTCAATCTCCTTTACATCAAAAGCGGAATCCTGTGTCTGATATGCAGGAACACCCCACACTCTCACAGTTCTTCCTTTTAAATTATATTTTTCACTTTTACCCTTAAGGTGTCTCAAAGCTTGTACTAATTGACCGGTGTTGAAAAAAGTAAACTTGTTTCTCGTCAAGTAATCCTGGAGATCCTTTAATCTAAACCAAGTGGTCCCTTCTTCCGTCCACGGCTTTCGTAAAAGTAATTCATCTCGATTTAGGGCTTGGGCGCGGTCCGTACAAAACTCCTGGAGGTGAGCTTCAAACTGACCGGCCAAGGACCCGTCATCAGAAACAGGAATCTTGATAAGATTATTCATTAATCTTTCCACTATTTCCTGCCATACTGACTGTTTTACAAGAGGAGGCATCGTGTCCAAAGAATTCATGCATTTCTTTTGAAACTTTGTTTGAATCTGCAATTCCTCTGTTTGTAATTCCATTCGTGTATCACCAACATCCAGAAACCAAACTGGTGGGTCCGTCTGTAACTTAGTCAATGCACTAAACTCCAATGCCGCGCCATTACCACCAATTCCATGCTTGCGTGTCCTGCAAACTTTCGCGTTACAGTAAGAATTGATAGGCGGTTCCTTGCATCTGTAATTATAATCTTTTTTCTCCAGTTGTTTTTGAATAAGGATAACTTCCTGTGCAGCCAACGGAGGAGTCATGTAATTCCTGTTATATTCCTCTAATAAAATCTTCCATTTATCCGCATCGAATTTTCTTAAATAAACTCCAATGTTAAACAACCCATTGTTACGTGTTCCTTCCGGAAATCCTTGCGTGCATAACTGCTGTAAGCATGGCGGTCCATCCTTTATGACGTCAGTGGATACCTGGATTGCAATTTTGTCAATATCATCCACAGCATACTTGTTGTATAACTCAATGAACTCCGGCAATGATGCCGCGGTTCCATCATCTTTATAGGCATACCTCGTTGTACTTTTGGCGTTATAATATGGAAGATTTAAGAAATTTCCTAGATCCCCTTTTTCAATTAATATGGTGGATTGCTTCGGGAATACTTCTACAGAAGAATATCCTAACGCTGCTGCAACCTCTCGTAGCTTCTCTCTTATCAATTTTGCGGCGATTGGTTTTTTAAAAAATAAAAATAAGTGAAGACCACCGCTTTTAGAACGGCATGGTACTAAGGGTATTTGTAATTTTCTGAAACTATTTATTATGCTACGATAATCAATAGGATAAGTATCAATATCAATACAACCCCAACGGGCTGTGTTATCAGCCATGATAGGAATAATACCCAAGGAAGGACCTTCACCAGCAAGGTGCGCCTCCCATAATTCTTCTGTAACAATTTTTTTAACAATGTATGACTTTCCCTCCTGCTTACCGTCAGCACGTTTCCTATCGGATTGGTGCTGACCATAAGCCACGTCGAGACCTTCAAATATAAATTTGAACTTTTCCACTAAACCTCCGGTTTATAAAAACTTACCTTAAAAAGGTATGTCTTCGTCGCTTTCTTTACTGTTGGATTTTGGAGCCTCTTTTACCGGCTCCCCTTCAACAGTGGGTTTAGCTTCTACGTCTCCTCGTGATGCAGCAGTTGAAAATGATTTTGCTTCATTATAAATATCAGCGTCTTCCACTTGTCCTGCTTTCTCAACTTGATACCCAAACCAACTTCCACGATCATTTGATTCACTCACTGTTGTAAGTTTATAAATGACAGCATAAGTGGGTGGAGTAAAACTTCCTGATGGACCATTAACTTTCTGAGTCAGCATTAAGCTATTCCAACGTCTGCTCTTTTTTAATTGAGTAGATGTCATGCTAATAACCGCTTGAGACCACGCACCAGCTTTGTCTTGAACCATTACATAATGGTAAGCTGTAGTTGCAATGTAGTTACCGTTTGGCAGTACATCTTTGAAAGTCATTTGGTCACGTTTAGTTTTGGATAGGATCCCACTGTCGGCGTCATGTGCTTCCACAAATCCACCTCCAGACTCACGGGTTTTCCATTCCACGTATCGTAGTTGATAAAGTACAGGAATCACATTTAGTGAAGCACTGACTTCTTGTGTAACAGTATTATAAAACTGTCCCACTTGAGCCCCTGCAACATGTTCCGCTTTAGACGGATTTAATTGAGGGCTATTAGATTGTAGTATATTAATGTAAGGGATGGCGATATCTCTTGACAAGTCAAGATTTCCGAATCCACTTGCATTCTTTGAATCACTAGCAAGAACTGCTAGATCTAGTTTTGCCGCTTTCGCGACTGCTTTAGTCTGGGCCATAGGGCTTTTCTCCTTTATTCTTTAATCGTTGTTCTTTGTACTATATACGCGCCCAATAAATTCAAAGGTATATCATTACCTGCTTCAGTTTGTTCACGTATAAAGGCGCGAAGGGTGGATGGTTCGACCCACTCGCGTTGCGAAGATTGATAACCCTTTTCACTCAAAGTGTTAATCAATCCTCTAGCTTTCTCGTCTTCATCCATCCCAAAGCTACAAGAGACTTGGTTTTTGATTAGATCCCCAAATCCGTTGTCTCTTAACCATTTATATGCCGCTTCTTTATTTTCTTCCTTAATGGAAGCACCATAAAAATTGGAAACTTTTACAAGTCTACCGTCTTTAAGCTTTAATTCTGATAGACCTACTTCTGTAAAAAGACCAGGTAAAACACTTTCTGATAAATGTTTTTTATAATCTTTTTTAACTTGTAATTTATCCTCTAAATCTTGTATTTCTTTTTGTGTGTCAGCCACATCAGTAGCCACTGCACCAATCTTGCCCATACTATCAAGGGTCGTGGAGCCAGCGTCCTGTTGCATTTGTTTTAATAAGTTATTCATTTCTACCTCTCAGATCTATTTCTATATCGTAATATTTCTTTTCGTCCCGATCCCACTTCAGGATCTTAAACCTTCCTCTATTCATTTCACTGGCAACCGCGCCAGCAAGCGCTATTATAGCAGGGTCTCCCATTAAAAGCAAGTAGTCATCATCACAAAATGTGGATAACTCTTTTTTTAATTTATGAGTCAGTGGTCCAGAGGATAAAACTATTTGTCTGTTATCAGGAAGAACTATTTTTAAATCACCGAATTTCTCCGCAGATCTAACATTTCTTCCCATTTCCTGTAAAACGTAAACTGTCATAATTTTATTTCTTGCATTGCATTATATACTATGCTATAATCAAAGTCAAGATAGAAATTAGAATGTATAAATTTAAAACGAAGCCGTATGAGCATCAAAAAGATGCTTTAAAAAAATGCTGGAACAAGGAGGCATTCGCCATCTTTGCTGAGATGGGAACTGGTAAAACTAAAATTGCATTAGACAATGCATGCATACTTTATAGTCGAGGCAAAATAGACCGCTTACTAGTGGTTGCCCCTAAAGGTGCGTATATGAACTGGGTAGATTTGGAAATTCCTACCCATGTTCCTAACTACATTGAAAAGAGTGTATTGGCATGGAAGACATCCACGAGTGCTAAATACAGGACGCAGTTAAAAAATATAATTGATCTAAGCGACTATAGATTAAAAATTATGGTCATGAATGTCGAAGCATTTTCAACTAAAAAAGGATTGGAATTTGCCAGGCTATTTTTAATTGGGAAAGCCATGATGATTGTAGATGAAAGCACAACGATCAAGAATCCCCAAGCCAAAAGAACAAAGAATATTTTATCTCTAGCCAAAGAGACTAAATACAGGAGAATAATGACTGGATCACCAGTGACACAATCCCCCATGGATTTATGGTCCCAAATGGATTTCCTTGATCCGGAAATACTGGGTCAACAAAGTTACTACGCCTTTAGAACCCGGTACGCCGTGGTCATTACAGCGAATGCCGCAGGTGGGACACACAAGTACCAGAAGATCGTCAAGTTCAAGAACCTAGCGCAACTAGGACAGCTTGTATCACCGCACTCATACCGCATATTGAAGAAAGAATGCCTTGACCTGCCGGACAAGGTGTACACTAAAAGGGAAGTAGAATTAAGTGACGAGCAAAAAGAAGCTTATAAGGACATGAAAGCTAACGCCATGACTATTTTAAAGGGGCAATCCTTAACCGCTGTCAATGTCTTGACACAGTTAATAAGATTGCACCAGATAACGTGTGGGCACATGAAAACAGACGCCGGTCATACCATAGATCTTCATAGCAACAGGATAGATGAACTCATGCAGATTCTGGGTGAGACAACCGGAAAAGTGATCATCTGGGCCAACTACATACATGACATTGAAAAAATTGAAGCCAACGTAGCTTTTGAATTTGGAGAAAATTCAAAATGTACTTATTACGGCGCAACACCGTCCGATAAAAGACAGGAATGCATTAATAATTTTCAAGACCCTAATTCATCAGTTCGTTTCTTCATAGGAAACACCCAGACGGGTGGATATGGAATTACATTAACTGAAGCAAGCACTGTCATATACTATTCAAACAATTATGATCTGGAGAAAAGAATCCAGTCAGAGGATCGTGCCCATCGCATAGGACAGAAGAACAAGGTACTATATATTGATTTGGTAGCCAAAGGGACTGTGGATGATAAAATCATTAAGTCCCTTCGGAACAAGGTCAACATCGCCAAAGAAATCAGCGGTGAAGAACTTTCTAGTTGGATTTAATCAATCTTTATTGATCTGGCCTTCTTTCCTTCCGGAAGAATGCGCTCCAGTGTGATTTTTAACAGACCGTCTTTCAGCTCCGCCCCCTTCACCTCAACATCATCAGCAACAGTGAA